TCAGCGCACTCCGCCTTGCTGTTTGAGGAAGTTGGCGAACAGTTCGTGGCCCTGCTCGGTGAGGATGGATTCCGGATGGAACTGCACGCCCTCGATGTTCAGGGTCTTGTGGCGCAGGCCCATGATCTCGTCGACCGAGCCATCGGCATGCTGGGTCCAGGCCGTCATCTCAAGGCACTCCGGCAGCGTCTCGCGCTTGACCACCAGGGAATGGTAGCGGGTCACCGTGAGCGGCTTATTGAGGCCGGCGAACACGCCCTTGTCCTGGTGGAACACCGGGCTGGTCTTGCCGTGCATCACCTGGCGCGCACGCACCACGTCGCCGCCGAAGGCCTGGCCGATGCTCTGGTGGCCCAGGCACACGCCGAGGATCGGCAGCTTGCCGGCGAAGTGCAGGATGGCCTCGATGGACACGCCCGCCTCGGTCGGCGTGCACGGGCCGGGCGAGACCACGATGCGCTCGGGCTTGAGCGCCTCGATCTCGGCGACCGTCAGTTCATCGTTGCGGATCACGTGGACATCGGCACCCAGCTCGCCCAGGTACTGCACCACGTTGTAGGTAAAGGAGTCGTAGTTGTCGATCATCAGCAGCATTTTAAGGCTAACCCCTTGATATTACTGCGCTATCTGGAAACGCCCTTGTTTTGATACCCGCTTATATACCCGCATTTTTCATAGCTGGGACTGACGCATACAAGCAAGCAGGAAGGCGACGAGACGGGACCGGCCTCGGCCGGCAATCAGAGATCAGGCGCGCCAGCGCCAACGGGCGTAGCCCTTGAGAACGCGCGTCAGAAGAGCGCTGAGGGGATCTAAGGCGGGGGTCTCGGTAGTCATAAGCGGCACAGTAGCCCAGCGGGCTACACGGTGCAATATCACAATACCGAGCAATAGGCGCATTGCGCCTAAATAATTCTTTACAAGTAGGCGCATTGCGCCTAGTATCGTTTCCGTTGGTGGCACGCAGAGAGCCACTCGACCCGAGGGGGCTAGTCGTTGCCACCGAGAGGAACGAGATGAATCTCTCAGATGTGGCGACCATCCGCACGAACTACCCCGAGGCACATTTCTGGATAGTTCGGCGGGGCTCAGCGGAGCGATGCGGCGAGCCGGTACGAGTGTTCAACCCTGAGCACATCGGCATCCGGGTAACACGAACCGACATCCTCCTACCTGACTACCTCTTCTACGCGCTGATGAGCATTCACCAGCGCGGCCACTGGAAGAGATTGGCGACAGGGACGCTAAGCCTGGTCAACATCCGTGTTTCAGACGTTCGCTCGATTGAGCTGTCACCACGGTGAGAAGGGGGCCGAAAGGCCCCCGGATCTCAACTCAACAAGACAGAGGCAAAGGATGATCGACCTACCCAGCATCTCGGATCAGCAGGCGGCAGTGTTCCAGCAAGCCACCCAGGCCGCCATTGAGCAACTGCAGCGCAACCTGCAGGCGCCGCGCATTCCTGCACAAACCGAAATAGACGAGAGCCAGTACCCGCGCACCCATCTATTGAGAGAGCATGAGGGCTGGGAAGCACCACACCCAGATATCGTCGGCGCCTACTTTCGGCATTTTCAGGATCACATCCCTGAGTACAACAGCGACGGAAGGCTGGCAAACCTGCTTGGGCTGTCCAGCGACCGGCGTGTCCGCGAGTTCAAAAGCGGCCACAGGAAAGTCCCCTATGGGGTGTGGCGGCAGTTCCTAGTGATGACCGGCCGCGCGCCCCAGGACGTGCTTCCGGTCTTGGCCTACATGGCCTAGTCGCGCTGCAGCTGCTGCCGCTCGATGCAGCCCAACACCTGCCCCGCACAGCTCAGCAGAGCGGCATCAGACTCGTCCAGCGCCTGGCGCCAATCATCATTCACCACCAGCACCGGTCGCCCCGGTAGCCGGCACGGCACCAGACTGCACTCCATCCGGGGTGCGGTAGGCGGCGGGGTCGGTTGTTTCGGGGCGCTCGTACAGCCGACCGAGAGCACCAGGCACAGGGCTAGCCAGGTAATTGGCAATCGCTTGGTCATTGCTTTTCAACTCCTCAAGAGCCCTGGTATGGGCTGATGCGTTGCGGGTAACGGTCTGGCCGAGCTGCTGCATACGCCGCTCGATGTCCGCCAGGTCGCTGAGCAGCTGCTGCTGGCTGACCAGCACCCCGGCCTGCAGCTCGACCATGGCCTGAGCCTCGGCCAGGTCGCGCTCGGCGGTGCCGGCGCGCTGCTCCTGCAGGGCGATGCGCGGAGAGAGTCCCCACCAGGTAACGCCAGCAGCGGCGGCAGCCAGGGCCAGCAGCAGAACCACGCGCAGCCAGCCAGTGGCCGGCGCTGACAGCAGAGAGGTCACTTGCATGCCAACACCTCCCGAGCCCGAGCCCAAAGCTTGATGCGGTCCTGATAGCCATTCAGGCCACCATTGATCAGCTGGGTAATGCGCTTGAACTCGCCCCGGTCGGCCATCTCGTTGAGCCCCTTGCTCATCCAGTACCAGGCCGCCGACTCGGCCGCCCACTGCGGCTCCTCCAGCAGCTCGGGACGGTCCAGCAGGCGTTCATCACGGAACAGGATCAGACTGACCAGCAGGTAGTTGCGCCGGCCGGTGATCTGGATCAGCCCACGGCCGAGGAACTTCCTACCGTCGCCGTCCAGTTCGGGCGTGTTGCCCAGATCGGTGCGCTGGTCGTAGCGCTTCTGCGCCTCGGTAGGCCCCCAGATCTCACGGGCGTAGCGCAGAGAGCCGGACTCATGGCCGATCTGCGCCAGGAAGGCGGCGATGCGCTTGGGGTTGTTGATCTGGTGTTTTTCCATCGACACCAGCAGGTGCGGCAGGTACGCCGCCGCCCGCTTGCCCGCCTCGGGCAGGATCTGCAGCAGTTGCTCCAGGGTGAGTCGCATGATTCCTCCAGGCACAAAAAAGCCCGCACAGGGCGGGCGGTTGAATTGATGCGGCAGGCGGGGTTCAATCCGCCGGCACACGTTGAGAGGTGGTTATGGGTAACAAGCTGGTACGTCAGGGGCTAGCCAGGCGCGTGGCGCGGCAGTTCGCAGCGGCGCAGGTACTCGACGCGGAAGCGGCGGCCCAGGCCTTTGCGGAAGAGGCACTGACCGCAGAAGAGCGACTGGCAGCCCATGCCGAGCTGCGCCGGATAGCCAGCGCGCTGATCGGCCCGAACACTGAAGACCACCCCGGCTGAGCCACACACCGCCGCGAATTGGTCTACGCTCCAACGGTCGCCACGGAAGGTGGCTCTCGCACAGAGGTTCAAATGGGGCTCACCGTAACCCGCCGCGTTGGCGAATCCGTTGTTCTCGAAGTCGCCGAAGGCACCACCCCACAGGAGCTGTGGGAAGCACTGCAGGGCGGCATCTCCGTGCGCCTGGTGGCCTCCCAGAACACCAGAGCCAGACTGGACTTCAATGTGCCCCAGCTCCTCTGCATAGCCCGCGAGGAGCTTGTGGAAGCCGACCTCGACTAAACATCCACATCGAAGTGCGGCAGGCTCGGCGCCGGTCCGGTGATCAGCCCGTCCGCTATGTAGGCCTTGTTGTTCAACGGCACATCCACACCACGCACGGTCACGCGGGTACCGGTGCGCAGCTCGACCTCGCTAATACCGGCGCCCGTGTTGATGGCCTTGACCGTACCTACGGTGCGCACGCCGCCGGGTAGCAGGCCGATGAATCGCTTCCACGGGTTCACTGTGGCCATGAGTGGTGCCGCTCCAGCTTGAGTTGTTGTTCCACCTTGGATGCCCCGCTGCCGCTCGCCGAGATCTCGACCGAGAGGCACAGCCCAACCCAAGCGCCCGTCTCCTCCGGCACCTTGCAGAGCATGCCGGGCAGGACCAGCCCCACCCCCTTGTCGTCACTGGTGTGGAACAGCGGAATCGTGGTGCCGACGATCTCCACATTCCCGCCCTTGCTCAGCTCGTGCAGCCCACGCTGGCGGTTCGCCGGCTGATCCGTCAGCCAGTCGTCATGCACGTCCGCTGTCGGGTTGTCACCGGCCGTGCCGGCTCGGCGGACCAGCATCGAGCAGCCGTGCGAGGTGCCCGAGGTGTAGCAGGCGTTCCACGCCGGCTGCGGGGTCCACTCGCCATCCAGGCTGGTCATCATGATCGGCGGGATGATCCGCTCGATGGGGGCATCCGGGTCGCCCCAGGCCCAGGGCGCCGCCTCGTAGGTCGGGCGCACCTCCAGGGTGTCGGAGTCCCGCGCCGGCCGCACGAAAGCGCCCACGGTCTCGGCAATGCGCGCGATCACCTGCATGGGCGTCTGGCTCTGGTAGCTGAATGCGCCGGGCGGGAAGGTCCAGTCGGGCGGCCCCACATTCTCGGCATCCCATTCCAGGGTGAAGCCCGTATTCAGCAGCTCGGCCTGGGCCGCCTGGCGAGCGTTGATCGATGCATTGTTGAGGGCCGTGCGCAGCGGCGCGTAGGGCGCGGCCAGCAGCTGGGTGCGGCTTGAGCCGTTGATGGCGTAGGCCTCGCTGGCGAACTTGCGGCTGCGCGTGTAGCGCTCCACCAGGATGACCCAGACCCAGCCGTTGATGCTGACTTCGATCTCCTTGCCGCCCTCCTCGCCCGGCTTGACCAGATCGAGGGCCGCGCGGGTGAAGATGTCGCAGCTGAATTTCCAGCTGAAGCTGTCCTTGTCCAGGCCGACACGGACATTCTTGACCTCGATGGGCGTACGCGACGGCAGCACCACCACGTTGACGATGTTGGCGATCATGTAGGTGTCCAGAATCTCGGGATCGGGTGGCGGCTCGGGCAAGGGCTTCACCGGGCCGGGGTAGTCCACATAGGGCAAGCCGGTGAGCGGCCCATCCAGGCGCCGCGCCCTGCCCCAGGGCACACGCATGGCCAGGTTGACCCGCCGCGCATCCTGCCACCGCACACCCACGCCGCCTGTGTCGGTCGGCTGGATGGCGGGCGTTGCCGGCACGTAGCGGAAGTCGAAGAACACCAGCGGCGTGGTGCTCGGCACGTAGGCCTGGCCGCCGAAGCTGAACCCCAGCGCCTCAGTGCCTGGCACATACAGGCTGGCCTCGATGGCGCGGGCTGAGTCGAAGCGCGGGCCGTACTCATTGGAGCGCCGCGCCCGGATGCGGTTGGCCACATCCTTGGTGGCCGGCACCGGGTTGTAGATCAGCACCAGGCGCAGATCGAGCGCACGCAAGGTGCGGTCCCAGCCGGAGGCCAGGGCCATGTCCCTGCTCGGCACCCAGCCCCACGGCTGCGCGCTCTGCTGGCCGCTCAGCGGATCAGCAATACCCCAGGTCGCAGCGGTGGCCGTGTCGAGCTGCGGCACCGCATCCCAGCGCATCGCCTTGGCGGCCTGGTCACGGCGCAGGCCATCCCGCCATGGCAGGCGCGGTAACGCATCGCACTTGGCCAGGGCATTCCAGGGCAAGCCGGCGCCCTGGCGGTCGGCTCGGCGCGCGGCGCTCCACCCACCACCCACTTCAACCGTCAGCATCAACTTGGCTCCGCAGTGACAGGCCCATGGGCCAGTGGTCGGTAGTAGCGCACCGCCTCGGCGCGGGCCGTGCCCAGCTCGCGCGAGCCCTCGCTGGTGATCGGCCACCAGGCCGGCTCAGTCGCCGGCAGCACACCAGGCTCGGTGATTTCGTAAAGCACACCAGCAAACACCGAGGGGCGGATGCGCCGGCCTACCTCGACAGAAAGTCCCGGCGAGAAGGCTGTACCGAAGTCATCTAACCCCACGGCAAACAGGCTGCCCTCGGTCACATCGAGATCCAGAGCCAGCACGCCGTCCGCTCCCGACACGCCGTGACCAGCTACCCGCCAGTCACCAGAGGGTGGCCGCTCAACCACCACCACCTCGCGGCTGCCAGGTAGCCCGTCCAGCCTCACCAGCGCCCCTAGCGCGGCGGGTTCAGTGGCACCACCCGCCCCAGTGCTGATATTGATGGTGTAGGTGCCTGCGCCCGGGATCTGTAGCAACTGCCCGTCCGCCCGTCTCGGTGCTGTCAGATCCTCCACCACTACTAACCAATCCGCCTGATCTGTCAGCAGCTGCAATGGCAGATCCACCCAGGGGGTGTACTCCCCATCAAGGGCCTCCAGGCCGACATACAGCTGACTGCCGGCATGGATGCTCTGCGTCATGCGCAGATATTTTCGCCCCGGCGAAACCTCGCCATCACGAGTAATGCGGAAGCGGATTCGAGCCAAGACTACCTGCGGCCGACTGACTGTCTGCGGCAGAACAATGGAGGAGAAAGGCATCACCAGAACCCCGGATTGCTGGTAATCAGGAGGGCGCAGCGATCCGTAAGGTCGCCCGTCAGCGGCTGGTAGAAGTGGCCATCGCCCAGGTAGGTCGGCGTATACATTTCAGCCACGCCGATGCTGCCCGAGATGCCTGCCAGCGCCCGCTTAATCGCGTAGGAGTATGTCCACGACCAGGCACTAACTTTGGCAAACCCGCGCAACCCCTTCTGCACCTGAGTCCCCGCCAGCCAGTGCGCTTTCCCCAACTCCAGCTCATCAATGCTGAGCGTCGCGGTATCGGTAATGACCACCACTGATGTGTTTGTCCTAACCGCCGCGATACTGGCGGTGATCCCTCCCGTGTCTACGTTCGCACCAGTCTGCGGATTGGTCAGCACCGTCAGAACATCTGGGCGAAGCGAGGCCGAGCGAAAATCAGAGGGGGGAGACGCGCCAACGGAACCGCCGGCTGCCATAAACGTGCCTTGAAGGTCATCCCCCAGATACAGAGTGCTAATGCCGCGAGTGTTATTGCCTGCCGTCGAATCAAAGTTGGCATTCAGGTAGGCATTCGGGTCAGAACTGTTTGTCCCGCAGAACATGAAAATGGCGGTATTTGCGTCAGCCAAGATCAACAGTCGAGTAGAGGCCGAGAAGGAGCAGAAATGATTCACGCCCCACCAATGCGGTGCCGCGTTGGCGGCTGCAATACCTGTCACCACACCAAGCCCCTGAGGCACATTGCCGGACATGCCGGTATAGGTAGCCGAGAGGTAAATGCGAAACCCGGCGTAGTACGTCAAGTTGCTGGTCGAGTAGTTGTAGGCGCAGACCAAAGTGACATATTTGCCTGAGCCGTTGCGCAGCACCAGATAGGTATCGGCTTCGTCAATCAGCGCCCAACCAGCCCCGGCCTTTGATCCGTAGCCCGTCACCAAGCATGCCTTAATGACGGTCTTCATCTGCAGGAACTTGGCCAGGGCCATCGTCGTGGTGTAGGTCAACGCCGGAAAACCGGCGTCTTGAGAGCTGTAGAGCGTAGGCATCAGTCTGCATCCCCTCTGATCTGCAGCTTGAACTCGTCGTCATCCACCGTGCCCTGGCCACTGATCACCGTGCGGATCACCCACAGCGGGCCCAGGGCCGCATCCGTGTTGAAGCGCACCGCGTTGGCCGCCGCCCAGCCGCTGCCCCACCCCTCTTTCTTGATCAGGAAGTAGGGCTCGCCGGTCAGCGGGTTGATCGGTGCGCAGTCGCTGGTGATGTTGCCGGTGGTAATGACGCCGAGCTTTTCTTCCACCACCTGGTAGGCCGAGGCGCTGGTGAAGACCAGCGCCCACTTGCCGTCGATGGCGCCTTTGTTGGTGATAACCGGCGGATAGCTCAGGCTGTTGTACTGCGCGGTGGTGGTGTTGCCGACCGGCACGTCCGTCCAGTTCGGCGCGCCAGTGCTCCACGTCTGCTGGGTGAACCAGGTGTGAATCCGCGACTGCAGGTCACCCCAGGTCACCGCGCTGGATACCTTGGTCTCCTCGGCCGGCAAGTCCCACGGCATCGGCGCGCTAAGCCCGATCTCCCCGGTAATCTGCACCTCAGAGCACATGGTCATGTGTTCCACCCGGTCGCGGATCTTCAGCGGCAGGGTCAGCGGCGAACCGTCCTCAGCCTGCAGCACCACCGGATTGGCCCAGGTGACGCTGCCGGCTTCGCGGTCGACGCTATAGGACGCAGCCCGCAGCGCAACACCGTTGGCATCCTCCACGGTGATGGCGGCCTGCTGCTGGCGGGCCAGCGGCACGGTGCCACCGGGCGCAGGCGAAGCCACCACCGTCTCGGCGGTGTGGTGGATCACCAGCACCCCGCCCTCGCGGTAGATCGGTACGCGCCCATCCGCCGGCAGGCGCACCGGGTCGAGGCCCAGCAAGCCCGCATCGAGCGGCAACTGGGTCTGCACGACCGCGTTGTAGCGCGCCAGCAGCGGGATCACCGGCACATCACTGGCGCCGGTCTCGTCATCCAAGTCAGTGGTGAACACAACCCGCGCAATGCCCGTGGCGATGTCGACCGTGCCCTGAACAATGCCGTCATCGATCAGGCCATTGGCGTCCGCTGTAGCGGTCACCACCTGGGCGGTGTCCGTCCGCACCACGGTGAGCTGCAGGCTACCGGAGCGCAGGGGTGCGCCAGGCGTGCGGAAGGTCAGCGCAGTGACGCTGAAGCCGACCGAGGCAGTCAGGCAAGCCAGGACGGTGACAGCGCTCGCCACGTTGCCGGCGTAGCTGTTCAGCGTAACGCGGGCCGACGCATAGTCCACGGTGCCGACAGCCGTACCGCCGTTCGTGTTGCTGGCGATGTCCCGATAGATGATCCCCGAGCGGTCGCAGTAGGTCGCGCCGTTCCAGGTGAACAGCAGCGAGCCCGGCACAATGGCCTCCCCCACGCCCGGCAGCAGATCCACCGTCAGCGGCGGCTGAGCCTGGGTTGCAGATTGCGGCACCACAGCAACACCGGCCGCCTGGGCATCCACAGATAGCGTGCCGCCGAAGCTTTCGCGAGTCGACACCGGGGTGGTGACCAGCAGGGGCTCGGTCACCGAACCGTTGACCATCTGTTTCTTGCGGTTGGTGTAGGTGTGTTCGTTGTAGTTGTACAGCGCGGCCACCTGCAGAGTGCAGGCCCCGGTGCTGTAGTTGATAGTGCCGGCGAAACCACCCTGCCAGCCGCCGGAGCCGTTGTCCGCGGCGGCCTTGGAAACGTCCACCAGGCCATCGAACACCGGCAGCGCGTTGCCACTCTCCACGGCATCCCAGTTGAGTGCCGGCGCTGCCTGACGGCGGGTGGTCGCCCACTGCGCCCGCACGCTGCCCGGCTTGAGCGGCGCGCCAGGAATGGTGAAGCTCGCATAGCCGCTGGTGTCGCTGGTCACGGTCAGCACGCTACCGGTCACCGTGCCCTGCTCGTAGCTGTACGAGAGGCCAGCGGACGGGGTAGTGCTCAGCACCATGACCAGTTCGCCGCTGGCATAGGCAATGGTGCCGGTGCCGCCCGTACCACTCAGCGCCCCGTTGCCGTTGTCGGTCAGGGTCTTGGTGGTGCTGCCGGCGAGATAGGTCACGGTCAGCGAGGTTGGGCGGATGCCCTTGTGCGGCAGGGTGTATCGCACCTCCAGGCTCGGCACCACGCTGCTGCCAGTGCGCTGGGTGACGGTGTTGTCGGCCGAACTGATGTAGCTGTAGACCAGCGAACTGCCCACGTCCGGCAGCGCATTGAGGGTCAGCGACACGCTGCCGGTGGACAGGCTGATGGTGCCGGCGCCCTCGCCGGTCAGCAGGCCGTCGCCGTAGTCGCGCAGCTCGTACCACTTACCCAGGGCCATGAAGCTGACCGAGAGCGTGCCACGGCGCGGAATGGCGCCGGCCAGGTTCAGGGTGTACGTGAAGCCGCGATTACCCAGCGTCACCTCCACCTCGCCGGTGATGGTGTCGCCGGTCGCCGCTGCCCCTGGCTGGTACGAGGCCGTGCCGGTACCGGTAAAACTGGTGCCAGTGCGCACCAGGGTGATCTCGCCGGTCTGGTAGTCGATGCGGGCGCTGCTGATCCAGTTGCTACCCGACACGAAGCGCAACGCGCCCTTGCGGTCATCGCTGAAGGTGCCGCCGTTCACTGTGACGGTCAGCGTGCCCGGCGCACAGCCAGTGCCCAGGAACGTGCGCGACTCACCTGCGACGGCCCCGGCCGCAACGGTGATATTCACGTTGCGCGCCGGGCCAGCAGGCAGATAGACCTGACGCTGGTAGCCGGCCAACAGGTCGACCAGCGCGCTTTCCTTGGTGGTGCTGGGCACGAGCTGGCTGTAAACCGAAGCCACGCGCAGACTGAGGTCACCCACCGCGCAGGCCTGCGCCAGTTTGCTGATGCCGTAGTAGCGGGCAGCATCGGCCACCTGGGTGCTGAGCACGCGGGTCTTGGTCAGGCCATCCAGCGAGGCGGACGTGGTGCCGGCGGGCGTGACCTGGCCACCGGGGAAAGTGAACAGCAACGGGCCGCTCAGGCTCAGGTCAAGCCGGCGACGAATGAAGTTCTGGAAGTTGCCAGGAGTGTACTCGTAGGTGAACTGTTCCAGGCGCTGCTCCACAGCCATCAACCGCACGTACTGGGTGCCGTTCACGCCGGCCAGTTGGTACACCTCGCCCACCTCTGGCACGCGCTGCTCCTCGCGCTGCACGCAGGCAATGGCGCGCTGGCCACTGAGCTGGGTGCCCAGCAGCTCGAAGGCGGCAGCCGAGGCAGCAGCCACATAACTCTCGATTGCGTCGCGGGCGTTGCTGCGCTGGTCGGTCTGGCTGCCGGTGTTGAACAGCAGCACGCTGACGCGAGGATCTGCAGGCCCATCGGTGACGATGGCATGGGCGCCCAGGTAGGCGTCGTCGTTGGTGGTCATCACCCCGGCGAATAGCTTGCGCAGGTTGATGCGGCCCACGGTGCGATCCAGGCGCGACAGGTCAGGAAAGACGTTGTTCACCTCGCCGTCCACGACAGCGGTGCCGGTGGCACGGCCGCCGCCGTCCGCCTCGTCGGTCAGGCGCTGGCTCTTGAGCAACTTCACATCGGTGGTGGCGATGGACATTCAGGATTCTCCGGGCACAAAAAAGCCCGCACGGGGCGGGCTTGGTCGGGATGGTTCAGGTCAGGGCGTCGGCGCAGGCGGCGGCGCCACGGTGATGAGGCGAAGGGTGAGAAAGAACAGGTCGTCAGGCTGGTAGACCACGCGACGCCATACTGGCACCGCTTCAACAGGAGGCCCGGCAGGGCGATTCCAGGTGACGTGATACTGCTGCCCGCTGGGCAAGGTCAGCAGCATCACGATGCCGGGCTGATCTCGCAGCACCTGCAGGGCATCGACAGTCGCCTTGGTGAACCAGGCGCCATCATTGCTGGCCAGGGTAATGGGGCGGCCGTACAGCTTGGCGCCCTCCTGCACCATCAGCGCCCCGCCCAGTGAGCGGTCCTGGTTTTGTTCAACCGGATCCCACTCATGCTCATCAGTCCATTGCAGCTGCTCCCCACACAGCCGAGGATCAGCCGCCAGGTCGACATTACCCAGGGTCAAGGTGTACGGCATTAAAGACTCCTCAACCCAGCCTCCTCCAGGAGGCTGAGCAGCTTGGTTTCGTCAGCTGAATCACTCACCGCAACGTCCACTGTCTGGCCCTTCACCTCCAGCCGAATGATCTTGCTGGGCGTTACAGGCTGCACTGGCGCTGCCACGGACTTCTGGTCGGCCTCGATGCGCTTCTGCTGCTCCTCGCGCACCCTCTGCTGCTCCGTGGCTGCCTCGATCTGGCGCAGCACACCGAGAGCGCGCGCGGCATTGCTGACCGCATTGGCATCACCACTGGCCTGAGCCTCGGCGAGCTGCGCCTGCAGCTCACGCTGCCGGGCAGAGAAGCGGCGGCGCTGGATGTCCGCCTCGCGCCCCTCCAGCCCATCCAGCTCGTCCTGCAGGCTCTCCAGGGTGCCCCGGGTGGACTCGCCAAGCTGTTTCATCTGCTCCTTTGCAGACTTGATGGCGGACTCAAGCCCACTCAGGTCAGAGTCATCGAGCAGGCCAAGCCGGCTCTTTGCAGCGGCAGCCGCATTCGCAAAGCCAGCCAGCGTCATCTGGCCGCTCTCGTAGCGCTCCATCAGCGACTGCAGAGCAGCCTTCTGCCCCAGGTAGGCCTTCTGAGTCTCCAGGCTCGTGCGCTGCATATTCGCCGCCCACTTGCCCAGGCTGGAGGTCAGCGGGTTGGATAGCGCCGCCTTGGTCGCGTCCAGCTGCTGGTTCACCTTGTCCAGCGACCTGGCCGTGGCCTCAAGGCTACTGGTATCCAGCTCCAGGTCGGCCGACTTGATGCCGCGCAGCTTGTCGTAGGCGTCGAGAGCGGCCTTGCTGAGACCAGCCAATGGCTCGCGCGCTCGGGTCAGGACGCCACCAAAGAAGCCTTCCACCGCGCTCATGTCGCGCTTGGCTTCCTCGCTACCCTTGCGACGGGCCTGCATCGCTGCATCGCCTGCCTGGCGCTCGGCCTCCATGCGCTTGCCGCTCTCGCGGCGCAGCTGCTCGGAGGTGACGATGGCATCCTCGTCGGCCTTGTTCTTATCCTGCTGGGCCTTGGTGCCTTGCTGGACCGCCCCCTTGAGTTCCTTCTGGCGCTCGTTCAGCCGCTCCAGCTCGGCGTTGTACTCGGCCGATCCGATCTTCCCGTCGTTGTACAGCTTGCGCAGAGCCGTGCGGATGTTGTTGATGTCGACATCGGTCTTGGCGCTGCTGATGGCCTGCTGCACCGACTGCAGGTCGCCCAGCTTTTCCTCCAGATTGGACACGCCATCGGCGGCGCCGGAGGCCGAGCCTTTCAGCTCCTTCATCCGACCACTGAGAGCAGTCGTGCCCTGGGCAAACTCTTCCTGAGTGATCCGGCCGGAGCGGTATGCCTCCAGCAGGGCGACCCGCAGCAGCTCCAACTGCTGAACAGACTGCGCACTGTTGATGCTGTCGATCGCACCGGACAGGCTTTCGACCTCGACCTTCGCGCCCGACAGGCCGCTTTGCAGCTTGACGATCTCCTGCGCGGCCACGTTGTGGCGCTGCTGCCACTCCTCCAGGCTGATCGAGCCGGCGCGATATTCCGCCTCCAGCTGCTTCTGCTCTGCCCGCAGATTTTCAACTGATGCGGCCAGCTTGTCCGCTGCCGAGGTCATGTCTACCGACTGAGCAACAAACCCACGGCGCTGTTCAAGCGCGGCCATGGCCTCGCCAAGCTCCTCGGCCGGCAGCTTGGCGCGGGCCAAGGCCGCCTTGATCTCATCCAGCTCTGCCGTGGTTTCGGCAAAGGCAATTGCAGCCAGGGCATTCTCGATGCCGGTGATGTTCTGGCGAAAGTGCGCCTGAATCTCATCACCCGTCTTTCGCAGGCTATCCCGAACACTCGCAGACGAACGCCGAAAGGCAGCCGCCGAACGCTCCGCACTACCCTCCGCAGCGTCAGCAACAGAGTCCCAGGTTGCCACAATATCGGAGCCATCTTGCGCAACCTGTGACGCCATCGTCCTCATCACGCCGAACGCAAAATCGCGCGCGCGCTCCAAGCCAGACACCACAGCATCGCCGCCAAACGCCTCAGGGATCAGGCGCGCAAGCTGCGAAAGCACAGTGAACGAAGTCCCGAACAGCGCACCGGACGCGACACCAATGGCAGCAATACCGCCAGTGACGATATTGAATAGAGCCCGAACCGGCGCAGTTATCAGCGTGACGGCCCTGCCGGCCTGATCCAGCTTGCCTCCAAATTCACTGAGCCATGCAGCGCTGTCATCCACCAGCCGCCTGAAATCCACTTCGCCCAGGCTGAAAGCGAACTCCTTAACCTTCTCCACCCCCTGGACAAAGGCATCAGATAGCCCCTTGGCCAACGCATCCAGGCTGCCATCGGCTGCCATCTGGCTGATGCGGTCGCTCAGTTGCTTGAGCTGATCCTTGACGTACTCCAGCGCCCCGGCATTGGCGATGCGGTTGTAGAAGTCAGTCGCCTGGTCCTTCAGGTTGCTGATGATGCCGCTCAGCCGGTCCATGTTGGCTGCGGCTGCGCCGGCACTCAGGTTGCCGATCTCCTTTACCAGGGCAGCCAGCACGTCTCGCCCGAGCTTGCCCTTGCTGGCCAGCTCCTGCAGGTCGGCAGCGTTCTTGCCGGTGACCTTGCTGAGCATGTCCCACACGGGCACGCCGCGCTCGACCAGCTGCAGGATCTCCTCCGTCTGCAGCTTCTGCTTGGCATAGGCCTGGCCGACAGCACCGATGATGCCGCCAAGCCGCTCCATGCCGCCGCCCAGCTTCTCGTTCTGGTCGACCAACGCCTGCAGCGTCCCGTTCATCGGGTCCACGCCATAGGCCTGCAACTGGGCAAAGGCGTCGGTGACGTCCTGCAGCTCCAGCGGGGTATTCTTCGCGAAGTCCTTGATCCAAGCAGTGGCCGCCTCACCAGCGGCTACTGAGCCCATCAGAGCATTCATGCGGGTCTGTAGACCCTCGAACTGGTCGCCGGTCTGCAGCATCGTGACGATGCCGCCGCGCACCAGGTCGAGCCCACGCCCTAAGGCGCCGAAGAGCGCATCCAGCCCAACAAAGGCCGCAGTAAAGGCCAGCACCTGCTTGGCGCCAGATGCCAGCGCGCCGCGTGCAGCATCGACGCGGGAGGCATGTTCCTGCGCGGCCTCTGCCGCCTTTTTCTCCTCGACGCGCTTCTGCTTGATCGCCTCGCGGTTGTCGTCCACCGCCTGCTTGTTCTGCTTGATCTCTGCAGTAAGGCGGTCTTCTTCAGAACCCAGATTGTCTGTATCGACATTCAGAGCCTTCAGCTCGGTGCGCAGATTCTTGATCGCGCGCTGGCTGCGCTCATAAGCAGCCTGAGCCTCATCAGCTGTTCGCCGGGCCTCACGCAAGGCAATGCGCTGCCCGGCGCTCGCCTGCTCGCTGTCACCGATCTCGCGGGTAAGGTCATCCAGCGTGGCCTGCGCATCTCGCCAGGCCTGCTCCAGGCTGCCGGTGGCGCCCTCGGTGTCACGCAAGGTACGCACCAGACCGCGAGCGCGGCCGGCTTCGGCCAGCTCATCCTTCAGCCGGCGCCCCTCATCACCCAGCTCGCGCATTGCATCGGTGGCGGGCGCAAGATCCTTACTCAGGAAGTCGCGGGCGCGCACGGTGAGCTGGACAAGGCGTTCCCTGATACCGGCCATCTACTTTCCTCCGGGCAATAAAAAACCCGCCGAAGCGGGTTTCGTGAACAGGTGCCGATCAGTTCCAGCCAGTCACACAGCCGTTCTGATCCACGTAAACGAATTGCATATCTACAGGGCCTCTGTAGTAGACCCACTGATCATCACCGCTGGAGCTGCGATTGATCTCACTGGGCTTGCCCCAGGACTGGATTGCCTGCTTGGCGGTCATGCCAGGGTAGATCTGGTTACGAACAATCGCCGTCCTGATCTCCTGATCCGAACCACCATCACAGGAAGATCCACCCCCAACTACATTCACCTTCCCGCCTGCCGCCTGTTCAGCAGGAGCTGGCTCAACGGAGGAAGGCGAAGCAGAAGGACCGAGCGACATACCGGAACCGCCACTCTCTACCTTGATGGTCTCGCCTGCCGCCCCTCCGGGGCAAGCCGCTTGAGTGAACGTCACATGCCCGCCTTCATCCACACACTTGTTCAGCTTGGCGGCAGCGGCATCGCCAGCGGCCAGCATGGCCGCTAGCAACAGAACACGTCGATCCATGGCAATTCCTCCCAATTACTGGCGGGAATCTACCAGCACTTTGCCAGCACCGAAACCCGGCCGGGGCCGGGTGCAGTCAGAACAGAGCTTACCTACGCAGTAGCTGGCAACGTGCTCAGGACGTAGGCATAGGGCCGGCCAACGGTTGAAAGCCGCGTACGCCGGTAGCCCAGCAGGCCCAGGCAATGCCCTACGGCGGTTTGCGTGCCACGGTCGTTCACCAGGCCTAGCGCCTCGATCACCTGCTGGCTGCTGAAGCCCTGCGGCCAGTCGTTGGCCACCAGGTGCGCACGCAGGCGCTGCTGCAGCTCGTACTGCTTGCGCTGTGGCTCGGGCAGGTCCGGCCCATCCAGCCACTGGCTGGCCCCCAGCTCGGCGGCCAGGTCGATGCCGGTGGCGCGCTGGGCGGCCAGGTTGGCGCGGGTGGCGGCCAGCCGGCGGCTCATGCCCATGCTGCGGGCGGTGCCGAACAGGGCGCGGAACACCCGGCCGGCGCTCACCATCTCGTCCGCTTCCACATGGGCGGCCATCGGCGCGGGCGCTTGTCCGGCCTGCGCCGCCGGCATCACGTAGGCGCCATGCTTGCGGATGCTCGGCAGCACCTCGGCGGTGACCCACTTTTTGAAGCGCTTGGCCGAGGCCTTGCGGCTGCGCAGGATGGCCGAGTACAGGCCGGATTCGTTGATGACCAGCATTTCCTGATCACCACCAAGGGTCGGCACAATCTGCCGACCCTTTTCATCTAAGGGGTACTCACATTGTGAGTACCCCCCATGGGGGCGCACTATCTGCGCGCCCTTTTCGTCATCATCCAGTGAGCGACACATGTTGTGCGCGTCTCGATATTCCAGAGAACGAGCAACATCAGCAGCGACCCACCACGGTTCACCTTCCACCAGCACCACCCGCACGGCGGCGCCATCGAACGAAAACTCCATGGGCAGGCTCATTGCTTGGCCCTCAGCATTCCGTCCACCGAGGCATTCACCAGGGCCAGGGTACTCTCCAGCAGGTACACCACCGCCCAGGGCTTGTGGTCATCCCCTTCCATCGCCACATCGAGGGCGCCCTTAAGGGCAGTATCCAGCAGCGAGGAGGCATGCTCCATGGCATCCAGCACCGGCACGCCGGCCTGCACGGCGAACAGCTTGTTGAAGTCGGGCGCCGAGCCACGGAAAGCGCGACTGACGGTAGTGATCTTCGGGTGAAGCGGAACGGGCTTGAGCATGATGGGTCTCCATAGCTGATCTGGAGTCCGCCACCACTGCGACCAAACAGAAGGGTGGCGAACCGTGCGCGGGTTGGTCGACCGGGGCTATGGGACCCGGCAGGGCATGAGCCCTCCCACGCACGGCCCGCCATAACGCGGGCACAAAAAAACGCCAGTTCGGCGTCGTGCGCCATAGCTAACCGGGCGACCAAACCCGACCGCTGGACTTACAGCGGCACGAGCAAGGTAAACCCGAACCGGCAGGGCGTCAACGATACAGTGATACTGTACCGACTAACGCCCCACACTTTACGCGGCCGCCTTCATCCCAAGCTCGTAGAACTGCGACATATCCGAGGCGGTCACCAGCGGGTCGGCCAGCAGTTCGCCGGTCACGTTGAACGCGGCGTAGGAGGTGCCGGACAGCTGGATCTCCTGCACCAGGCCGATCTTGAGGCGACGCAGGCGAGCTGGCATCGGAGCGCCGTTCTGCGCGCTGTTGAGGCCGGCGAAGTAGACCTCCAGCTCGGCCGCCGAGGTGGTCAGCATCTGCACCACGTCCGCCTTCAGCTTGGTGTAGCTGCACTTCACGCCGGCCGAGGTGATCTTGGTAGTGCTCAGCACCTGGATGCCGTAAGGGGTCAGCAGGTAATCATCCCCGGCAGACAGAGCGACATCGCCGGCGGTCTTGATAACCGGCGCCACGGACAAGTCGGGCAGATTGTCGAAGGGAATCAGCTCACCCACCACGCCTTCGCAGGCCTGCGGCTCATCAGCAACGGTGCCGGCGGCAACGCCCTTGATGGTGCCGCGACCAACCAGGGCCAGGTTGCGCGGGTTCACGTCATAGAGGGTGAAACTGCAGGTCACGTCAGTGACCTGGCTCACCGAGTTGCGGTTGCCCACGCCGGTGATGAAGTTGCGCAGCTTCTGCTGCTCTTCGCTGTGGGCGATTTTCAGCTCGCTGGTGTTACCCCAGGGCAGCAGAGCCTGCTGGGTCTGGTAGCGGCGGGAGAACAGCTCGCCAAAGCCGATCAGGCTGGCGTCTTGTACGGTCATCATAGGGTTGCTTCCTGTACGGTTTGCGGGAGGTTCTGGAGCGCGGCTCAGCCGGCGGCCGGCTGCTCAGCTGGTTTGGGCTCGGCCTTGGCCTTGGGGTAGTGCGCGGCCTTGAGCACATCCACGGCATGCGCGGCGCAGGCGGCAGAAACCTCCTGCTCGTCCTTGCCGGGCTTGTAGGCAGCCGTATTCAGGCCCTCACGAAAGTTGAAGGCGGCGGTCACGATGATCTTGGGCATGGTTCCTCCAGGAACGAAAAAGCCGCCCGGAGGCGGCCTGCTTGCAGTGGTGGGGTGGGGTTTACTGGTAACGGTCGAGATAGGTCGCGGCAACGGTCAGCGTGACGCTGGCGGCGCTATAGCCCTTCTGTGGCCAGCCGTACTCGACCTGGGCGACCAGCAGGCGCAGAGCCAAACCGGCCAGGGTGCGGTCACGCACCGGCCCGCCCAACGCCCTGCACACGGACCACTCGATAGCGCTCACCACCTCGTCAGGCGCCCGGCCTGGATAGGCAGCAAGGTCGAACACGACCTCAACCTGGTACTGACGCTGGCGCTGGGCACTCAGCTGTTGCTGCTGCCCCTCCACACCAGCACTGGCGGCAGGCACCACGGTAGCCAGCGGCAACAGCGCATCGTCGGACAGATCCTCGTAGAACCGGCCACGCTCGACGCTGGCCAGCGTGAACGGGAAGTCGTCCGGCCCCTGCAGTGCGGAGAGGCGCGCCTGCAGCTCGGCCGTCACCTGGTTGGCTGGAAGCTCGGCAAGGTTCATCAAAGCAGCTCCTTATCCAGTTCCAGGTTGAACTCCTCGGCCACCTTCTCGGCGACCTGCTCATGCACGCGATCATCGACCACCACCTGCATCAGCGCGGCGGCAGATGGACCGAGAGCATCACGAGGCACGGCATACTCGTAGCGGTACTGCTTGATGTGTGGATTCAAGCGCGCAGGCTTCTTCAGCTTGCGCTCACGCACGCTACGGGTGGCCAGCGGCAGCCGCCGCTTACTGGCAGGGTTGATGAAGCCGGCGCCGATCTTCTCGCCCTGCCACCAGTCCACCACGATGCGCGCTCGGGTGCCCGAGCCATCAACCGCCTCGGCGCGGTGCCGGTAGCAGCGCGCCGGGATGCCATGCGAGGCCGGCACGATGCTGGCCGCCGGCACCGTGGTGGTGGCCACTCGCAGGGCGATGCGATCACCGAGGATCACCTTGCGGATACCCGTTGCCTTGGCCATCGGCTCGATCAACAGCACACGACGCGCCCAGCGGGCGGCGCGGTTGACGGCGTTGATCTCCATGCGCAGGTAGCGGGCGGGGTCGATGCCGAAGCGCTCGGCGCCACCATCGGCCCCCTGCAGGTAGACGTTGAAGGTCATAGCGGCTTCACCCACATGCGCCGCACCACGCGGTCATCCTCATCATCAACCAGCCCGGCCACTCGCCAGGTCTGGCCAGCCACCACGAACAGCGCACCCGGCTGCGGCCGCCCCACCTCGATCAGGGCGGCCTCCAGCTGGGTGGTGTACTCAGTCCGGCCCACATCACCCACACGGGCAACGCCGTGCTGCAGGAACACCCGACACGGTACAGCAGCGCCGCCACTGGCCGAGGCGTACTGCGCGGCCTGGCCCACCAGCTCCTCGCACGTCATCACCAGCTCGGAACGGTCATTCTTGAAGTCGCGGACGCTGAGCAGGTGCAGCAGGCGGCTATCTGCTCGCAGGTAGCGCCCTTGCATCAGTCGCTCATCGAACCATGCACGCACCTCGACCTTGACCTGGGCACGCAGGCTGACGGGCGCAGGAGCATCTGCGGATTCCTTAGAGCGGACACCCACCCACACCAAGCCGAGTACCTGCGGCTGCAGGTCGATACCGAGGGCGAGCAGATCCGCAGGGGTATTCAGCTGGCCGGCTCTCATCAGATGTTTACCCAGCGATAGGGCTGCCAAAGGAACTCGGTTGCCTTAGGCAGTGCAGTTGCAATGGTGCCGATCACCACGGCCTCGCGGTTGCTGTACCAGTGGCCTACCAGCAGGAGCATGCCCTGCTGGATGGCCTTGGTCGGATGCAAGGCGTTGCCGATCGGATCAGGCAGTGGCTGGGCAGGATCAACCAATAACCGATTGGTCTGGTCGTTGAATGCCTGAGCGGCAGCCTCGACCAGCACCTGGATGTAGGCATCCTCGTGCCCGTGGAACACGCGGAGGTGCGCCTTGACCGTGCCGATGTCGATCATTACTGCTGCTCATCAGCAATGCTGGCGGCTTTCTTGGCGGCGGCAATAGCCTTCTTCACCGCGTCCGGGCTCGCCACTACTTCCGCTTCCAGGGCGCACTCCGCACCACGGATGCTCAGCTCATGCTCGCCGGGCTCGAACTCCTGCACGTCGCGGCCATTGGGGCTGAACTTGAACAGCTCCTTGAGTTTGACCTTAACCATGTTCCTATCCTCAGAAATGCAGAGGCCCGCCGAAGCGGGCCCCTGATGGGCTGGAGCCGATTAGGCGGCGATCTTCAGCAGCTTGATGGCCTTGCTGTCCATCACACCGCCACCGACGCGCTTGGTGGTGTAGAAGTGGACATAGGGCTTGTTGGTGAACGGGTCGCGCAGGACACGGGTGCCACGCACATCGGCGATGGTGTAGCCGCGCTTGAAGTCGCCGAACGCCAGAGGGATCGAGTCGGCCGCGATATCCGGCATGGCCTCGTCTTCCTCGTAGCGGTAGCCCAACAGCATGCTGGGTGCGCCAGCCTCCAGGCCCGGACGCCACAGGTAGTTGCCTTCGCTGTCCTTCAGCTTGCGCAGGGCCGCCAGGGTCAGGCCGTTGCCCAGCCACACGGCGTTCTTGCGGTAGCCGCGCTTGAGGCTGTGCACCAGGTCGATCAAACGATCCGGGTTGCTCAGCGCGGCGGCGGCGCCGGAGGTCACGAACTGCAGGGTGCCGAACGGGCGGCTGCCGGCCTTGTCGGTGACTGCAGAGTTGGGGTAGGCCAGGAAGCCCTTGGGCTTCTTGGTGCCATCGCCGACCACGAAAGCATCGCCCTCTTCCTCGTCGAAGGTCCAGGACAGTTCCTGGGCGAGCCAGCCCTCGACATCGAAGAAGATGTCGTCCAGCGCCTTCTGGGTGATGGCCGGGTTGGCGTAGATCTCGCCGAAGAACGGGGCGATCTGCGCCAGCTTCGGCGTGCTGGTTTCCGGACGGGCGTCGGTCTCACCGACCCAGCCGGAGCCACCGCCACCAATGTTCACCAGGCGCTTGTACTCCTCGGAGCCGACCTGGATCACATTTGCGAGGGTGCGCATGATGCTCAGGTCACGCTCCAGCTCGATGATGCTGCGGTCGAGCTCTTCCGGCACGCCGAAGCCGCCGTCCTCGCCGGTGCCCAGGTTGAGCGCCTTCTGCTCCAGCTCGCGCAGGCCGTCCTCGCGCCCCTTGCGCAGGTAGCCGTCGAAAGCCGACTTGTGCTCGGCCACGGTCTCGTCGTCGGCGCTGGCATCACGGCCGGGGCGGTTCTTCTTCTTGAGGTTTTCCTCGGTGTTCTTCTTGAACGCCTCCAGCTCACCGAGCTTGGTATCCAGGGCTTTCAGCTTGCCCTCCAGCAGCGGGTCTGCCTCACCTTTGCCGAGCTTTTCCAGGCGCTCGTCGTTGGTCTTCTTGAACTCGGTGAAGGCTTCACCGAGTTGCTTCAGTGCAGTGCGCAGTTCGGCATTGCTGTCGCCGCCGTCATTGCGGCGGCGCATGGTGCGCAGGCTGGGCTGTTCGGAAGCCTGGGTGACGTGCGCCACAGCAGCCACGGCGCGGGCGATAGAATTCTGTTGCATAGGGGGTCATCCTCGCAGTTGTGCGGTCAGGTTGTGGATCTCGGAAAGAAGGTCTGCACCGCCAGCGTCACGCAGGGAGAGGCCTTTGTAGCCATCGGCCATCAGGGCCTTGGCTTCGGTTCGAGAGAGGCCGGCGTCACGCAGGAACTTCTCGAATTGACGCGGCCCCTGCAGGGCGGTTTTCACCGTCTCCACACGGGCCGCGTCGTTGGCGGGGAAGGTCACGAGGGACACTTCCCACAGGTCGATCTGGTTGAGGTGGTACACCCCGGCGCCGTTGTCCCAGGTGCCACCACCAGAGGGGATGCTGTAGCCGATGGACAGGCCAGTGATACTGCCTGCCTTCAGGTGGGCATAGGCACGGCGAGCCAGAGGATCGTCGTCGATCAGCAGGCGCCCTTCCAGGTAGAGTCCGTGATCGTCCTCTTCCATCTTGGTGTACACACCCAACGGCTCGTCGAACTTGTGCTGCCAGAGCATCGCCGGGAAGCCGCCCTTTCTGGCCCAGCCCTTCAGCGACTCCAGGAAAGCACCGGGGTGAACCACATCGGAGTAGCTGTCGGGTATGTCGAATACCGAGCCGTAGCCGGAAAAGGTGCCGTCATCGCCCACGGACTTGACCTTGAAGGCAGTGGACAGGTGCTTAGTGCTAAGCGTGTTTTTGGTTCTCATCTGCCGGCCGTCCGTTGATGTTCATGTTTGAAGGGGTGAGGTAGATGTCGCCGCCTTCACGCGGGTTGCGGTCTTCCAGCTCAAGCACGTCGTTGGGGCTGAAGGCGCCGATGAAGACCATGTCCTTGTAGAACTGGCGACGGGCGTTCATGTCGCCACGTAGCAGCGCAGTGACATTGAACTTCGCGTAGTGGCTCTCCTCGTCCCGCTCGTTGAGCAGGCTGAGCCGGATGCGACTTTCGATTCGATTGACGATGGGCAGCAGCGCGTCGGTGACGTACTCCAGCGCCTGGTGCTCGATGTTGTTGTTGGTGGAGCGGTCAAGGATGGCGATCTTGTGCGGCGGCACGCGCAGCATTCCGCAGATCTGGTTGTCCGTGTGCTTGCGGTTCTCCAGCCACTGCGCGTCGGCGTTGGTCATGGTGACCGACGCCCACTTCAAGCCGCCTTCCAGAATCGCCACCTTGTGCGAGTTGTCGATGCCCTGGTGTTTCTCGTTCCAGGTATCGCGCACGCGGTTGAACACCTCGTCCGTCAGAATCTGATCGGTCTGCAGGGCGCCGCCCGGGTTGGCCCCATTGACGAACAGCTTGGCGCCGTGGCGCTCGGCGGCGATGCCGGACCCGAGACACTCACGGGCATACTCCAGGGCACCCAGCCCGCGCACGCCATCCAGTGTCAACGCGCGGACGTGGAACACCTGGTCGGCACTGAGAATGTCCCGCTTGCCGTCAGCGAAGGTCACGTCATAGACCAGCGACCAGTCCTCCCGCAGCTTCGGCTTGGTGGTCAGCGGGCTGAGCGGCAGCAGCTCCACCACCTCGCCGTTGACCACGTTCTTCCAGGCGTAGAAGTTGCCCCGGAGAATCTGGTGCGCGGTGCACATTTCCCAGAACTCGGAGGCGGTCATGAAGTCGTTGGGACGGCGGCTGATCAGGCGGTGAATCGGGTGGGCCTTGGCCACATCCGCGCCGCGCTCTGGGCGCTCCTTGTAGAGCTTCACCGGCAGCTTGCCCACGTCCTCAGACAACACCTTGAGGCAGGCGAAGAACGGGGCATAGCGCATGGCGGTACTGGGGTTGATGTTCACCCCGGATACCGCCGTGGCACCGGCCGCGATCATCTCCAGCAGCTCACGCGACCCAATCGGCACTGAGGTATCAGCGCCTTTCCGCCAGGGCGGACTCCAACTCTTGAGCCATTTCATTAGGTTGTCCTGATGCCTGATTTCGCATAGGCCGCGTTGACGCCTTCCGGCTCCTCAACGGTCGCGCCCATAAAGCGGTTGAGTGCGTTGAGCAATGCCGCGATGCCGTCGATACGCTCGCGGCTCTTGCCCTTGTGCGGGCGGTAGTTGCCGTTGCTGTCGCGCAGCAGGGCAACGTTCTCAGCGTTCCAGCGCAGCACCGGGTGTCCGCCATGGGCCAGCAACTGGCTGAGCAGCAGCCCCTCGACGCGCTTGGTTGGCGCACTCAGGTTGCCCAGGTTCTGCCCGAGCTTGACCATGGTGCGGCCGTCCCCGGTGAGCTGGGTCACCAGGTGCGAAGCGTTCCATGGGTCATAGCCAATCTCGCGCAGGTCAAAGCGGGCGGCACACTCGTTGATCACCGAGCGCACCCGCTCGTAGTCCACGACATTGCCCGGCGTGGCTTCTAAGAAGCCTTCCTGCACCCACTTGGGATATGGCACCCGGTCGATCTTGGCGCGGTACTCGATGTTCTCGACTGGCACGAAGAAGAACGGCACCACGTACACACGCGGATCTTCGGGCGTAGGCTCGAACACCAGCACGAAGGCCGTCAGGTCGGTCTCGGTCGAGAGGTCGAGGCCGCCAAAGCAGGCGCGCCCCTCCAGCAGCTCAACGTCGAAGGCATCCCCGCAGGGATCCCACACCTTGACTAGGTCAAGCCAACGGTCGTCTTGCTGGCACCACACGTTGAAGTGCTTGGTCAGCACGTTGACCTGCTGAGCAATCACCTGCTTGGCGGTTGCCACCTGGTCGCGCAGGTAGCTGAGCCGAACCGAGATACCCAGGTTCGGGTTGGCCTTCACCCAGACCCGCTCGTCCGTCCAGTCGTCACCCTCGTCCAGGGTGTAGATCACCCCGCCCACGCTGTCGTTGGTGACGCGGCCCTCTAGGATGTCCGCCAGCAGTTGCCGCTGCTCGTAGCAGATACCGTGCTGGTTGAAGCCGGCAGTGGTGATCGCGGTCAGCATCGGCTCGCGCCGCGAGCCCATCGCCGAGATGATTACGTCCCACAGCTCGCGGGTGCGGTGCGCGTGCAGCTCGTCGATGATGGCGCCGTGGGGGTCGAGACCGTCCAGCGTCCGCGCATCAGCACCCAGCGGCACGAACTCGTTGGCGGTGCCCTCGACGAACAGCCGGTTGCGATGGTTCTTGAACAGCCGCTTGAGCGGCGGCGAGAACTCGCGCATCAGCTCAGCATCGCCGTGTGTGATCTTGGCCTGCTCCAGCTTGGTCGCAGCGGTGTAGACCTTGGCACCAGGCTCGCCATCGAAGGCAGCCAGGTGTAGGCCGATGCCGCTCAGCGTGGTGCTCTTGCCGTTCTTTCGCGCAACCTCCTCGTACCACTGCCGGAAGCGGCGGGTGCCGTCTGCCCGGCGCCAACCGAACTGAACGGCTCGCCAGAACTGCTGCCAGGCCTCCAGCTGTACCGGCTGCCCCGTCAGCTCACCCCGGATATGGCGGATGAACTTCGGGAAGAAGTCGATCATGTAGGCAGCACGGGCCGGGTCGAACCACAGCCCGCGCTTGATGCCCTTGCGCAGATCGACGTAGTGGCGTTTCACGGCCAGGAACGTCAATCGGCACACGGTGATCTCGCCGCGCAGCACGGCCACGCCGTATGCGTCCCAGGGGTGCCGCTCCTTGGGGATTAGCTTGGCCGCCCCTGCATAAAGCTTCGGATCTCGTCCAGGAAAAGATCGCCTTGCTCGGCGCCTTTCTCCAGCGCCTTGACCTTGGCGAAGGTCGGGATTGTCAGACAGCAAGACGGTAGCCACCTCAACAGCTCCTTCTCTTGCTTATCGACGTAGTGAACGGCCTGGTGGGGCTGTGAGTAGCCGTTCGGCGTCTTGACCATGATCGAGCCGCCGTTCTCTTCAATCGCCTCGTCCAGGGCTTCCAGGGCCGTTAACCAGCGGCGGTACTTCTTCACGATCACCGAGATCGCCAAGCCCGCCGTCATGTGGAGCAGGCCCGCCTTGCGCAGCTGGTCGCAGATGTAGTCCCACACCTGCTGCTCCTCGGGGGTAAACGTAATGGGGCAGTCCGGCGAGACCACCTCATTGCCGGCCGACACCTTGGCGTCTTCACTGCCATCCGGCCGGACAGTCATGGGTGGATTAGTGCTCATGGGCTATACTCAGGGTTCTTTTTGACCCCCCCCCTATCTGAATTTTCGCCGCGCGGGTACACAGCGCTCCCTAGGTCGTTCGGGGCCGTGGTACGCGGAAGGATTCACCACCCCCTACCCCCTGAGCGGCGGTCACCTCGGAGCCGACAGCCGAAAGGGAACCGAGGGGGTGGCTCGCTCAGCCACTCCGCAATCCTTCTCGCGCACCTTCTTGCCGATCCGGTTGTGGCACTGCCAGCAGAGCGCGCGCAGGTTGCTGTCGACCAGCCCGAGGTCTGGGCGCTCGCGGTAGGGGATGATGTGGTCGACCATCGCCGACTCCACCACCAGACCCAAGCGGTCGCACTCCTCACACACCGGATGCGAAGCGCGGTACTCCTCGCTCTTACGCTTCCAGCGGTTCGTCCAGTAGAAGCTGTCCGTCTTGGGGCGCCGAGCGTTGTAGTCCTTGTGCGCCTTCTGCAGGTACGCGGCCCGCTCCTCCTCCCGCTGCGCCTTGTGCTCGGCACACCGGCTGGCACCAGGCAGCGCGAGGCGCAGACAGTTCGGGGCAGAGCAGACGGCCGAGGGAGACCGAGGCATCAGCCATCCGCCTCTCGTGAGCCTGGCGTCTCACACACACCCAGCCGCTTGGCCATGGCTCGCTCATACAACGCACTGGCGACATCGGCGCCCATGGTCGCCACGATGCAGCCCACTGCCACCGCCACCAGGATGTGCGCACCGCACGCCCAGGTAACAGCGAAGGTGGCCAAACCGAACACAGCAGAAGCTGCCGAGCGCAGGCCGATGCGCTTGACCAGCGCCCAACCAGTGAGCCCGGCCTTGTCCGCCCGCCACGCCTCGCCAGATACACCAGCCACCAGGGCCAGCACCAACCACAGCCACAGCGGCATATCAGCCAGCGCCTGCTGATGCTCGTTCATCGAATCACCTCGATAGCCAGAAACGAAAAGGCCCCGCCGATGGCGAGGCCTGTGATGGGGTGCGGCATCCTTGCCGCCAGGCGCCGTGACCAGGGCTGGGGAGCCCGGGCGCCAGAAACGAAAAACCCGGCGCGGTGGCCGGGTTCGTGGTGAGGCTTGCTGCTCGCGTACCTCTGTGAAATTAGCGACTTTTTACCCCCTTAATCCGGTGGCAACAAGGGGGCGGGGCTGCCACTCCAGCAATGCACCGGCAACACGCCGAGAAAGCACCGGCAATGCGCCGTCAATAAATCACTTTCGGCTATCAGCGCCTGCGGCGCTGTCCCACCTGCCCCCACCTTTTCCAGAGGTGAGACACAGCAACCCCGCGCCACCTCTATCTGTTCCCTACTTCCCCACCTGTCCCACTTAAAAAAATAAATAGGTGCGCGCCCGCGAGCGCACGCATGCGCGCACCACGCGCACCCGCCCAGCGCATACGCACAGGCAGGCGGTGGGACAGGTGGGGAGGTGGGACACGCCCAGCAACGGCGCGGCCCGCCTGCGCCCTACCTCTAAAAGCAGGTGGGCCAGGTGGGACACAAACAAAAAAGCGCGCCTCATGCGGCGCGCTTCCGTTGTACCAGGTGATCCCTGATGGCCACATGGGCCTTGTGCAATCGCTCATAGAACTGCGTTCGCCCGCAGCCACAAGCCGACCAGCGCTGCTGCTCCAGGCTGTCGTAGTTCGTGTAGTGCTCAATCACTACTTGCTTCTCCTTGAACGGCAAGAGCTTGTTCACGATCAGCTCGATCTCGGCCGACTCCCGCAGCAACACCCTGCTGCCGGCCGTGCTGCGGATCAGCTCACCCTTGCACCGGATCAGGGTAGCAAGCGGGCTGCCACATCCGCCAGCCTCCAGTGCCTGCTCGCCCGCTGGAGGGTGCAGCTCGGCGGCCCACAACTTCAGCGCCTCGTCGATGTAACTGATCATAGAACTGGCTCCCTCTCTGCCAGGGCCATCTGCCCGCTCGGTTTCCAACTGTCCGGCCTGATGTACGCATACGGCCGCTGCCGGTAACGTCCCTCGGGCGCCAGGCGCCTGCGCCGCCACCCAAGCCGGTGCATCACCTGCCCCACCCGCGTCTGCTCGGGCCGCCCCCAATGGCCGGGGTCCAGGTTCAGCGCCTTCTCCAGCAGCACGTCGCTGCTCACATGCTCGCAGGGGTTCTGCTCCAGCCACTTCACAATGCGCGGTTCCCAGGCATCACCCTGGAAGCGCACATCCTGCTCGGCCTCGAACATCGCCAACTCATCCTGCTGCGGGTGCCACGGCTCGCCGGCCTGGTACAGGTGGTACGCCTCGGCCCACAGCTGGTCACGTACCTCGCGCAGCTCGGCCAGCTTCACGAACAGGCACTCAATCGGCCAGTAACGCCGGTTCCCGGTCGGGTCGCGCAGATACTCGTCCTGGTTGGTCGTGCCCGCGAAAACACACTGCCGTGGCAGGCGGATAGACCTACGCGCATAGCTGGGGCGGAAGGTATCCACGCTCGCCCCGAAGAACTGCTTGGCCTTGGTCGACTCGGCCTTGTTGAACGCATCCAGCTCCCCCAGCTCGACGATCCACATACCCTGGATCACCTGGAAGGCCTCCTTATCGCCCAGCGGGAAAGGCGTATCCATGAACCACTCGCCGCCGAGCACGCCAAGCGCCGAGGACTTACCCTTGCCCTGCGCGCCCTCCAGAATCAGCACGCAGTCAGCCTTGGCGCCCGGCACCATCACGCGGGCCACCGCCGACACCAGCCAGCGCATGCCCACCACGTCCGGGTAATCCTTGAACTCCGTCAGTGCCCGCGCGCCCAGGTAATCACGCAACCAGGTGCGCAGCCGAGGCTTGCGGTCCCACACCAGCGCCTGCAGGTACTCCCGCACCGGGTGGAACTGGTGCTCATGCGCAACCACCGCCACCGCCTCCAGCACCGTGACGGACTTCACCCGCAAGCCGTACTGCTCGGCCAGCCAGATCGACGTGCGCGTATCGTCCAGGTCGCTCCACTCGCCAGCCCGGCCGCCGTAGGGGGTCGCACGGCGCTTCACCGTGCGGCAACTGAACAGATCCTCACCGATCACCCCAGCCCAGCGCTCATCGTTCTGCAGGATGAGCGCCACGTTCACCGCATGCGGCACCAGGCCGCCCTGGCTTGTGCGCTGCAGGCACGACTTCCAGCCGCCCTCGGCCACCGGCCGCACCACTGCCATCACCTGGCGGCGCACCGAGTCAAAGCCCTCGGCCAGGTGCAGGTCGTTGAAGTCCGTCCACTTGTCCTCGCGCTCACCATCGAAAACCGGCCACACCACCCGGCCACCAACAATCGCCGCCGCGTGCTCGGCCTTCTCCCGGCCAGGGTTCCACGGCTCTTTCTTGTGGTTGGTGGTCTTCCAGTCATCATCGGCGCAGAACACGAACTGCCGGCCCGGGTAACGCTCGCGCATCACCTCGGCCACCGGCATCAGGTTGCCCGCCGTGAAGGCCACCGCCACGCAGAGGCCCGTCGCCATGTGCAGGCTGGCGCCCGTGGCGTAACCCTCACAGATCAGCACCGCCTCACCCGGCTCCGGATGCGGGCCGATCAGGTGGAACGCACCAACGGGGTCAAGGCCGGCAGGCCAATAGCGTTTGCTCAGCCCGTCAGCATCAGGCACGCCGAACAGCACCTGCAGGCCCACCACCTCATCGCGGATGTTCACCAGCGGCACCAGGGCCGTGTCCGGCTTACGCCCGAAGCGCAGACCAAAGGCGCCGATCTGCTTGCGGTCCAGGTAGCCGCAGCGGCCCTTGGTGGGCAGCGCCTTCCACATGCCGGCCGCACGCCGGGCAGCCTTCGCTACCCGAGCCGCGCGCTTGGCCTCCTCCTCCCGCTTGGCCGACTCGATGCGCGCCTGGATCACCTTGCGATCCTCGGCACTCATCCGCCCGCCCACGGGCTTCAACTTGTGGAAGGAGCCCTTCTCCCCCTCACGCCAAGAGCCGAACCCCCCGGCGTAGAAGGTTCGGCCCTCGCTCTGATGTTCATAGATCCGGTAGAAGCCCGTGCGCGACTTGCCCTTGTCGTGAGCATCGCGGCAACGGACGCGCTTGCCGAGCAGCAGCGGCAGGTCGGGATCCAATCCCCCGTCCCGCAGCTGGGCCAGCACATCGTCCAGCAGCGAGAGGGATTCAGACATGCCTGCCACCATGCTTTTCCAATGCAGACTGGCATTCGATACACATCAGGCAGTCACGATCAGCCAGGGCCTGCCGCCGGGCCAGCGGAATCGGCTCATCGCACTCTTCACAAGCCAAGGCATGCACCGGCTTGAGCGCCATACGCTGCGCGTGCGCCTGTTCGCGGGCCTGGTCGTGAATGGCGCTCTCGCGCGCTGCGAGGTCAGCTGGATCAGCCATGGGCCACGTCCTCCGCATGACGCTGGCGCACGACCGCCCGCAGCTTGTACACCGCCTGCACCAGGCGCAGGGCCAGCAGCTCGAACTCGTCCAGCTCACCGTCATCCAGGCGGCCATCGGCCAGGCTCTTGGAGAGGTGCATGGTCACCCGGCTTTCATCGCTCAGCATCTGGCTGATCGCGGTCAGCAGCGAGGCCTCGGTGTCCGTATCACTCAGCTCGGAAACGTCGATGCCTACCCAGCCAATCGGCGAGAGCAGTGCATCCACAATGCGCGAGTCGCGCGTCAGGTCGAGGATCAGCTGCAGCTCATCCACGTTCAGCTTGTGCTTGGGGTTGGTGCCGGTGAGGCTCAGCTTGTGGCTAAGCGTGGTGGCGTTGATGTTGCCGTCTACGGCAGCGATGGCGGTTGCACCGCCGGGGTAGTCCTGCACAGCGTGATAGCACGCCTGTTTGAGGCTCAGCACGGTACGGCGCGCGCGCTCAATGCTGCTCTGCCAGAGTCGAGTCATTGGCAATTCTCCTGAAAGTCTGCCAGTGACCCCGCCGCCCCTGCTTGCTACAGTTGCGGCGTGGTCACTCGTCAGGTGGTCACTTGCAACGGCCGATCTGTGGTGGAGAGACCGTTGCACCCCAGGCAGGGCACCCGCTCCGCGAGCGCCCTACCAAAACAGCCTGCTGATCTGTGGTGGAGAGGCAGGCAACCCTGGGCATCCGTGCCCAGGCAACCGGCAACACTGTGGTGGTGTGCGCCGGAGAAACGAGGCGCCCTAGGGCGCCTTTTTTCTAGGCAGCCACCGATACCGAGGCGGGCGCCGGAAATAGGTCAGGAAGATCGGGGCGAAGCTCATGGCCTTGCACAGCATTGCCGCACGCACGGACAAGGGCAGGAACACGCTCCGCAGGAACGCCGCGCTTCTTCCATTGAGAGACAGCCATGGGGCTGACGCCGAGAGCGGCGGCCAACTTCCGACCGCCGCCGGCAGCCTTGATGGCTCGGTCGAGGGGGGCATCTTGAGACATAAACAGTCCGTAGAGAATGGATGACGGAAATAGACATTACGTTTATTTCAACGCCATGTCTATACCCGTAAACTTGGTGTTTATGAATACATCCGGCCAGCGATTACGCGATCACCTCGACAGACACGGCATTTCCTATGCGGAATTTGCCAAGCGCATGGGCGTCGACCCGCAGCACGTGAACAACTGGTTCAAGCGCGGCGTGCCGAAGGCCCGAATATTCGAGGTGGCTGACGAACTGAAGATCGACCCGCGCGAGCTGGCCGAAGGCACCCCGCAGGCGCCCGCAGACAAAGCCAGACCAGGCATCAGCAATGAAGTCACCCCGCTCGAACCGCTACACCCGTGGGACAGCAACACCCCACTAGACCCGGACGAGGTAGAAGTGCCCCTTTACAAGGAAGTCGAGATTGCAGCCGGCAGCGGCCGCACAGCAGTACGCGCCATTGAAGGACGTAAGCTCCGCTTTTCCTATGCCACCTTGCGCCAGGCTGGCGTAGATCCTGCCAACGCCTTCTGTGCCACCGTCAGCGGGGACAGCATGGCACCGCTGATCAACCATGGCGCCACCATCGGCGTGGACCGGGGCACCACCAATATCATTGATGGCGAGATCTACGCCCTGGAGCATGACGGCATGCTGCGCGTGAAGACTCTCCACCGCCTGCCCGGCGGTGCCATCAGGCTCCGCAGCTTTAACAGCGAAGAGTTCCCCGATGAGATCTACACCCCCGAGCAGATCGCCGAGCAACGTATCGCCGTTCTGGGCTGGGTTTTCTGGTGGTCGGTGCTTCGATCCCGGCGCGGACCTACCGTTGCCAGATAAACAAAAAATACACGTCGCGTTGACACGATAATAAACACCGCGTTTAATTGCCTCGTCTCTCCACCACAGAGCCGAGGTAAACCATGCAATCCGCCACTCTGCACGTCCACCCGGCGTGCGCCTCCAACCGCCGCCTGATCGAGCGCCTGCAAGCCCAAACCGGCCTGCTCGTCATCATCAGCGGCGGCAAAGCCAAGCTGCAGCAGCGTAACGCCAGCACCGCCACCCCGACCGGCCCCTGGGGAGGTGATGCAGCATGAGCCAGCTGACACCCACCCCTCTCAACCAACTGCTGCGCCTGCTGCTCACCTACCTGGTAAGCATTCGCCAAGCCAGCTGGCCGGCCCGCGTAGAAAGCGACAGCAGCCACGCCATCGGCATGCTCTCGGGCGCCTACGTGCTCGGCCACCTCGACCGCCAGCAGGTCAACAGGCTGGAAAGCCTCATCTACAGCGCCGCCACCAACCGCAACCGCGAGCTAAGCCTGCGGCTGCTGCCCTATGGCCGCCGGTTCCCGGTACGGAGGGCAGCAGCATGAGCCGCTACATCCTCCCCGAGCAGGCCCTGACCCTGCTACAGGCCCAGCTGAACCTGAATGGTCGCTTCACCCACTCGCTCCGGTCAGCCTACGGTGGCCCCAAGATCCTCTTCGCACTCAACGTCGAGCGCGGCGAGCAGATCGGCGTCACCGTAGAGCTGGGCGGTCAACGTCACAGCACCACCCTGCCGGACAACAGCCGCAACAGCGCCTGCCTGCTGGCGGACTACATCGACGCGATCGCCAACGGGCGCGTGGACTCGGCCGCCATCGCCCCGCCGCATGCTCTCCCGTCAGCTGAGCGCGACCAGCGCCACGCCACCATGGACGAGACGCTGGCAGCACTGGTACGCCAGGGCGGCTTCATCACCCTGGAGGCTCCGCACCACCAGCCGGTAGATGTGGCCGTACACACCACCACCAACCGCCAAGGCATCACCGTCATCCTGCGCATGGGCTCAGCCTCGCGCTGCTGGACGGTGTACGGCGCGCCCGAGCACTGCCAGCGCCTGCTGCAATCGTCGCTCGAAGCGCTCACCAGCCCGCCGCTTGCAGCGTGAGGAGGCCGCCATGTCCAACTCCCTCAAGTACGCCGCCCAGCGCCTCGGCCTTGGGCACCGCGAGCTGATGAAGCGCATGCGCGAGAAGGGGCTGCTGACAGCGGCCAACCTGCCGGCCAACCCGGATGCGACCAAGGCATTCCTGGTGACAAGGGAAAACCGCTTCTACCACCCCCAGAGCGGCCTGCAGTACCCGCGCACCACCCGGGTGACCGATGCCGGCATTCCCTGGCTGGCCGCACAGCTCGGCATCGAGCGGGTAATGCCAGAACCAAAGCCGGATCCGCGCGATGTCGCCTGAGCAACAGGGCCAACGCCCACGCCACCTGGCAGCGGCCATCGTCGCCCTGCCCACCCTGGAGGAGCGCCGCGCGGCGCTCGCCAAGGTGCCGCAGGAGTGGCAGGCGCTGGTCCGTACTCACTGCGTCATCGCCTGGAACCACCCAGCCCGGAACCGTTGAAGGTCAAGACCATGAAAGACACCAAGCTACTCGACGAAACCCTGATCAGCCTCCTGCGCATGCCCGAGGCCGAGCGCACCGCCGAGGTGATCAGCTCGCACCTGGCCCTGGCCACCACGGCTGCCGGCCTGAAACCGGACAGCAGCACCGGCCTGCAGCTGGAGCACATGAAACTGGCCGGCGCAGTGGCGCGCCTCGCCGGCGACATGGGCGAAGGCTTCACCCACCGCACCGCCCTGCGTCTTGGGCCGGATCTGCAGGGCATCGAGCTGTTCGCCAGCATCGAGGCGGTCGGCAAGCGCGAGATCCGCTTCACCGGCTTCGGCTGCTCGGCCGAGCGCGTGCTGGCCCAGCTGCGCATCGCCATCAGCCAGCACGGCCAGGCACTCAGTGCCACCCAGCAGCAAGGCAAGGCGCGTTGGGGCGACCGCAACCCCCTGCGCATGCTGCCGCGTGAGGCCAAGCGCGCATGAGCCAGCACGACAACCAACCCCAGCTGCGCCTGCTGGCCCAGCCAAAGCCGGTGACGGTAGAGCTGCTGTTTCGCATGTTCGGAACGGTGGTGATCCCGGCAGAGGAGGTGCGCGCCAAGCTGTTCCGCAACCTCAACACCGAGCGCTTCAACCGCTTCCTGGGCACCCAACGCCTGCCCATCCCGGCCACCACCCTGGATGTCAGCACCAAGGCGCCCCGCTTCATCGAGATCCACCACCTGGCCGCCCACATCGAGCAACGCGCCGCCATCGGCGACGCCGAGCTGGAGAAGGCACTCACCCAACCACAGCAAGACCCCGAAGCCACCTGATCCGCGACCGCTGCCACCACCAGCCAAGCGAAACCCGAGGAGACCACCATGGAACTGACCAACCCGCAGCTGTACGCCCTGTTCGGCGCCGCCATCGCCGTGCTGATCCTGATCGGCATCACCTACTGCGCTGGCCTCAAGACCGGCCATACCAGCGGCTGGCAGGAAGGCCGCCAAGCCGGCACCAACTACTGGCGCCCTCTCTTCCAGGAAAAGCGTGACGAGCGCCTGGAGGCGCTGGATCTGCTCGACAAGCGCGAGCGAGAACTGGCCACCCTACGCCGCAACATCCAGGCCGAGGCCGACGATCACGCCGAGGTCGAGCGCGGCTTGCTGCAGCGCCTGGCCGCCGCTGCACCGTTCAACGATGAAGACCAGGCCACGCTGCAGGCCATCGCCGCCAAGCTGGAGCTGGCCGCCGACACCTTTGCAGGTATCGGCGGCGGCGATCATGCCCGCTTCGCCCGCCAGCTGGCCCAACACGCCCTCAACATGGCCCAGCGTCTGCACGCTGCCGCCGCCAACACCCTGCCGCACCCGGACAGCGAGCTGATCGACTGGCTGGACCAAGAGGGCTCGGTGGACTTCGACTTGGAGACGGCGACGATCCGCTTCCTCTGCACCCCTGCTGACGAGCAGGGCATCAGCAGCCTTCGCGCACTGCTGCGCCAAGCCAAAGCCGACAGCGAGGAGATCGATCGTAATCACGCCGCCAGCCTGGAGGCCGCAGCATGAGCTTCATCATCACTTTCACCGGCCGGCGCGTGGATCTGCTGGAGCCCGCCGCCTCGATGATCGAACCGGCCGACATTGCTCACTCGCTCAGCATGCAGTGCCGGTTCAACGGCCACACCCGCGCCTTCTACAGCGTGGCTCAGCACAGCTACATCGTTGCCGACCTGGTGCCGGAGCAGTGGCAGCTGCAGGCCCTCCTGCATGATGCCACCGAGGCCTACGTGGGCGACGTGGTAAGCCCGCTCAAACAGGCCCTGCCTGAGTTCCGCCAGATCGAGATGCGCGTGTGGCACGCCATCTGTGCCCGCTTCAACATCGACCCGGTGCTGCCGTCCTGCATCCACGACGCAGACCTGGCGGCTCTGGCCACCGAGCGCCGCGACCTGATGCCGGCTCACAAGGACGAGTGGCCATGCCTAGTGGGCGCCATCCCGATGCAGGCCCGCATCAAGCCCTGGAGCCAGCCCGAAGCGGCCCAGTTCTTCTTCGACCGGCTGATGCAGTTGCTGGCCACCACCCACCGCGCGAGGGCTGCGGCATGATCCTCGCCACCCACCGCACCCAAGCCTCGGCCGCGCGAAAGCGCGGCGGCGGCCTTGCACGTCGCTACCTGCTCGCCTCGCTACTGATGGGCCGCCATCCGCGCCAGACGGGTGGCGAAACAAAGAGCCTCTGCCGCGCAGCGGCAGGCATTACCTCTGCTCTGCCCAGCGCCTGCGGAAGCCTCGTATACCCCATGAAAGGCGTGCGCCAGGCGCAGAAGTCGAGCCTATCGCTCCGCTCCCCTTTCTTGCCCGCAGCGCAGCTTGTTAAGGGGTATTCGCACCACCAGACCACACGCAAGGAGGCCGAATGACCGCCTTCAACCAGCCCCTGAGTGCCGCCGCCAAGGCAGTTCGCACCCAGTTCAGCCTCGACTTCGAGGGCTATATCACCGTGGATCTGTTTGCCGGCGGTGGCGGTGCCTCAATCGCCATCGAGGAGGCAACTGGCCGCCCTGTCGATATCGCCATCAACCATGATGCAGAAGCCATCAGCCTGCACATGCGCAATCACCCGCAGGCCGAGCACTACCAGGAAGATATTCGCCTGGTGTGCCCGAAAGCAGCCACGCGCGGTCGACCGGTCGGCCATCTGCACGGCAGCCCTGAATGCACCCACCACAGCCAGGCGGCCGGCGGGCAGCCCCGCAGCGTTGAAAGCCGCTCCCTATCCTGGGCGATGATCCGCTGGGCGGGCCAGGCCAAGCCGGTGATGATCACAATGGAGAACGTCCACCAGATCATGCAATGGGGGCCTCTGGTTGCTAAGCGCTGCCAGAATACCGGCCGCGCCATGCGCAAAGATGGCACCGTAGCCGAGCCGGGGGAGCGCATCCCACGGCACGAGCAGTACCTGGTGCCCGACCCCAAGCGCAAAGGGCACACCTGGCACCGCTTCATCAGCCTGCTGGAGCAGCAGGGTTACCAGGTCCGCTACGGGAAGCTGGCCGCTGACGACTTCGGCGCCGGCACCACCCGCGAGCGCTTGTTCCTAATTGCTCGCCGAGACGGCGTGCCGCTTTATTGGCCAGAGGCAACCCACGCAGCCTGCCCGGCCAAGGGCCAGATGCAGCGTAGTCCGATGGCTGAGCATATTGACTGGTCAATCCCCTGCCCCTCCATCTTCCTCGATGCAGAGGAAGGCCGCCGCTACAAAGTGAAGCGTCCACTGGTGGCCAAGACCCTGGAGCGTATCCGCAAGGGCATCCGCCGCTTCGTGACCGAGCATGAAGACCCGTACTTCGTGCCAGGCATCAACCCGGTAGTGCCTTTCATCACAGAGCACGCCAATGCAAGCGCCCAGCGCAACGTGCCCGCAGACAACCCTATCCCGGTGCTGTGCGCAGGGGTCAAGGGCGGCCACTTCGCCTTGGTCAGCCCTGTTCTACAGCCTGCAGAAGCGCACAAGACTGGCAGCGCCGCCGTCGCCTACCTGGCGCAGCACAACGGCGGATACTGCACCACGCCAGGCCATCACCTTCGCAAACCATGCTCAGCCATCACGACCACAGGCAGCCAGCAGAACATCGTCGCTGCCAGCCTTGTGACGTTGCGCAAGGGCTGCATCGGACGAGATCTCCGCGACGGCGCTCCCGCGATCACCGCTGGGGCTGATGACTTGGCGCTGATGCAATGCACCCTGGCCCCCGAACACGAGGCCGGCGCGCTGCGCGTTGCCGCCTTCCTGATGGGCTACTACGGCACCGATAACACCTATGACGTGCGCAACCCTGGCGCCACCATCACCACCCGCGACCGGCTGGCACTGGTAACGGTCGTGATCAAGGGCAGCCCCTACGTCATCGTGGACATCGGAATGCGCATGCTCACGCCCCGCGAGCTGTACTCCGCGCAGGGCTTTCCGAGCAACTACGTCATCGACCAGGGCCATGACGGCAGGCCGATCAGCGTGCGCGCCCAGGTACGCATGGTGGGCAACTCCGTATCGCCGCCACCTTTGGTGGCACTGCTGCGCGCCAACCCATTGTTCGTTGAGCAAGACAGGAGGGAGGCCGCATGACCAAGGCAGCCCACGATATTCAGCTGCGCGGGCGGCGCCCCAAGCACCTTGAGGCGGGCGGGCGCTACTACGACTGGAAGAGCGTCTGCGACATCTGCCAACGCACACGCAGCGCCGGCAGCCACGCGGCCTGCTCGAAGAAGCGGCAAGCTATGAAGAAACAGAAGGAGGCAGTATGAGCCGCCCCCAGCAGGCAATCGGACCACAGCCTGAGCCTATCCCGAGCCCGGTCGACGTGCTGCTGCAGCTGCCCGAGGTCTGCCACCAGGCAGGCTTCGGCAAAACAGCAATCTATCGGATGATCAAAGAAGGCACCTTCCCGGAGCCGATCAAGCTGGGCCCAGCATCGCGCTGGTCGCAACTGGAGGTGCAGGAGTGGATCCAGAAGCAAAAGGCCGCCCGGAGGGCGGCCTGACTCACTTCTTCGCTACCTTGGAGCCAGACCTGTTGCGCCCGACCAAGAATGCGGCAACGATACTACCAATCCCCAATGCACCAAGGGCACTCGCTGCTATCTCCTTACCAATTACTGCAAGGTAGACAGCAGCGGCGAGGAACGACATCGCGATCAGAAAACCGAATAGCTGACCTAGAAAGACCTCACGCACATGAGAGCCTGCGAGCTTTTCATCAATTGAAATGGCCTTCTTTTCCATCGCATGACGATGAGCAGTTTCGTCTGTTGCCCAGCGGACAATCTCTGCAGCCAGACCTGGCTGGATGCGGTCATAATCTTCAAGAATCGCCGGGGGAGGAAGAGGTCCTTGGAATGCACTAGCAACTAGCTTAGAGCCATTTTCCTGGGGAATCCTTTCTACCTGAGCAGCAGAGTTACGAACAGCTTTTCTGGGCTTCGACAATCCGCTGTCCTTTATCAACTGCTTTTTGGAAATCAACACCAATGCTACGGACATCAGCGCGCAGTGCTTCGATATCCGAGCGACCACAGGCTTCGTTGCGGTAGTGGCTGTATCCAGCGGAGGGCGCAATCACGAGTACAGACCCTATGCCGGAGAGAATATTCTTTAGCATTCGGTTCACATTGGTACCAAGTGTTGGCTTCTTGAGAGGGCGCATGATTCTACACACCGCATGTTATCCACACAACCCGTTCTGACCTAATTCTGACCAAGCAGTTCCGTACATACTTCGTAGCGCATGTCACGGCTCGCGTCTAGGAACCCGGCCCAAAAGTCCATCATTTCCCGCCTTTCCGCAAGATATTGAGCATGATTGTAAGCGGCCCGTGTCTTATTCCGCTCTGAGTGCGCAAGCTGCACCTCGATCACTTCCGGCCGCCACCGGCCTGACTCATAGAGATGCGTTGCAGCAGTCGCGCGAAAGTCATGGCAGTGCCACCCCTTCATATCCAGATACTCCAGCGCTCTGTTCAGGGTTGTGGGGCTGATGGGCCTGAAGGGATCACGCAGCCCTGGGAACAACAGATCCCCAGCGGTGATCTGCCGCAGCTCGCGCAACAGCGCAACAGCCTGTGCCGGCAATGGCACCAGATGACGACGCCGCATCTTCATCCGCTCTGCCGGGATCTCCCACAACGCCCCGTCCAAGTCGAACTCGGCCCAGGTAGCGCACCGCAACTCAACCGTCCGAGTGAACAGCATCGGCAGCAGCCGCAGCGCGATTACCGTCCCCTTGTGCCCCTTGTAGCGATCGACAGCAGCCAGGTACTCGCCCAGCTGTTCTCGGGTCATAGCCTGGCTGTGGTTGATTGGCTTGCGCTGGATTGCACCCTTCAAGGCTGCCGCAGGGTCAGCATCAGCGCGCAGAGTGGCCACCCCGAAACGGAACACCGCAGAGATCCATTGCCGCACCTGCAGGGCCAACGTAGTAGCACCCCGGCCATCCATGCGACTGAGGATGGCCAGCACTTGGGCGGCGGTGATCTCGCGCATAGGCATGCGCCCTATCGCCGGGTAGACGTCGTTTGCGAACGCTCGCCGGCATTGATCACGGTAGGTAGCAGAGCGCTGAGCCAGTCGGTCCTCGATCCACTCCTCGGCCACCACCTTGAAGGTGTTGCGATTCTCTGCCAGCTGCTTGGCTTTCTCGGTCTGACGAACGTGAGAGGGATGGCGGCCGCTGCGCACAAGCTCCCGGGCTGTGTCGCGCTCGGCTCGGGCTTCGGATAGGGATACTTCGGGATAGGCACCGATGGCGAAGACGTTCTCCTTGCCAGCCAGCCGGTAGCGATAACGCCACAGCTTGGAGCCGCTGGGCTTCACCTCCAGATAGAGGCCGGCGCCATCGGTGAGCTTAAGCGGAACCGCGCCGGGCTTCGCCTGGCGGATCTTCACATCGGTAAGAGGCAT